GACACGGCGTTCATGAAGAAAGAAACGTCTGACTACAGCGCCATAACCACGTGGGGTGTGTTTTATCCAAACCAGGACAGCGGTCCGGCGCTTATTCTGGTAGATGCCATCAAAGAACGATTAGAGTTCCCAGAGCTACGACGCAAGGCCAAAGAGCAGTATGACTATTGGAAACCAGAGTCTGTGATTATCGAGGGTAAAGCTTCAGGCTTGCCTTTAACGTATGAAATGCGTAAGCTGGGCATACCGGTTATTAACTTTACACCTAGTAGAGGAAATGATAAACATACTAGAGTGAACTCTGTTGCACCGCTTTTTGAAGCAGGGCAAATCTGGGCACCAGATGCAAAGTTTGCTGAAGAGGTTATAGAGGAGTGCGCTGCATTCCCACTTGGTGAACACGATGACTTAGTGGATAGCATGACTCAAGCCGT